CAGAGCCACCAGCTTCTGGTACGAATCCAGAGTTGATTGCACTAAATACTGGGAACTTCATATTGTTTACACCAGAGTAAAAGTTAGCACCAGCAGAAGCTAAAACTAAGTTTGCTTCTAGTTGGTCAGTCCAAGCCATTACTTCAGTAGCGTTACCAGCAGCAGTACCTACTGCAGCACGAGTTAAAACACTTGAAGGAATTGCAATACCTTTGAAAGATTGACCAGTGTAACGAGCTTCGTTACGAGCTTCTTGGTCCATTTCTTTTACTAGACCTTCTAAACGTCCAGTGTAAGCAGCGTTCATTGCTTCTTGGAAAGAATACTCACGAACTTCTTTTGGAGCGTTTTCTCTTTCTTCTTTTACAGCTTTAGTAGCTTGTAGCTTCTCAAAGTTAGCAGCACGAGTTGCCATTGAGTTAAGCTCTTCTACCTTGTCATTTAAAGAGTCGAAATCTGTTTTCTCTTCAGAAGTTAAGTCTCTACCTTCAGCAGTAGAAACAATAGCTTCCATTTTTTCGATATTCACAGCTCTCTCCTCTATGTAAGATTTTGAGTTTTTCATTTTACGAAAATTATTATTAATATTTATTTTTTAAGACCTTCAAACGCATTTCAACGAGGGAGCGTTTCGTTAAGTCTTTTTCTTCTTTTATGCCCTCTTCTTTTTCCTTAGCTAAGTTCTCTTCTAATTTCTTAGCCTCTTCTTGTTCTTGCCACTCTTCCATCGAGCGTAAAGCTACTGAACTACTTGCAGCGTTGTAAGCTGGGTAAGTTACTGAGCTTACATCATATAAGCGTGATACCTTGTTTATAGTTCTAACGTTCATACCGTCTTTCATTTCCCAAGAGTCATCCTCTACAGTAAATGCAAAACTAGACTGGCTGATAGTACCATTCTTTAGCAACTCCATTAAGTCTCTAGCAGTAGAAGTGTTAGGCATATCAGCTTCGTAGCGTAGTCCCTTCTCATCTACAGATAGTCTTAAAGTGTTGTTAGTAGTTCTTGCTAGTACTAAATTAGCATCGTGGTTTACTAAGAATCTTACGTCATCTTCTAATCTACCTTCAAATGCCTCTGGAGCAATGTACTCTCTAAAGCCACCTAAGTCATTAGACATTGAATTGAAGACAGCACCGTAGCCAACTACTGTTGGATTATCGCCATCCATTCTTAGCTCTAAATCTTGAACGTCTATAGTTCTTACTTCTTTATTTTTCATATTATTAGATTTTTCTTCTTTTTCTATTTCAGCTATCTTTCTCTTTGTCCAAGAGAAGCCAGGGTCTCCTCCCCATAATGCCCAAGCTATTCTTCCAGCACTTGGGTAGCCTTCGTCTCCACTATAAAAGCCTTGACCTTCTTTGTCTACTTCGTGTCTGCTTAAATAAGAGTACATTCTCTTAACAGTTCTTATTGAAAGATTAGCTCTGTTCTTAATATCTCTTGCTCTTGCAACACCTACCTCAGTTCCTCCTCTACCAAACTCTTCTCTCCACTCTAAGCCTTGAGCAGCTTCATCAGCCATCTCTTGAGTTGGCTTTGTATTTATATCAGATAAAGCCATCTACTCTTTATCCTCCTCTTCTACGTCTCCAACTGGAGCAAAGTTTAAAGGCATAAATAGTTGGTCTCCTTCTGGACCTACTCTATTTAAGTCTTCCATTCTTCTTATTTCATTAATGCTTAATGCACCTATACTAGCCATCTCTCTATAGTAAGTAGCTCTTGAAGAACTATCTCCTCTTAGTAAAGCATTAGCATCTAGCTTAATTGTAAAGCTACCAAATTCGTTTTGTCTAAATAGTTTACGATTTAACTCTTGCTCTATAAGGACCATATAAGGAGTTAAAGTAAATCTAACAAAGTCAATACTTAATGCTTCTATACTTGAATAGTTTGCAGCTTTCTCTAAGTGTCCTATCAAAGATAAAGGTACTTTAAATACTCTAGCTATCTCTTCTATTTGAAAGCGTCTAGTCTCTAAAAGCTGATACTTGTTAGCATCTATGTTAGTTTGCTCGAATGACATTCCCTCTTCTAAAATAGCAGTCTTACCAGCTACAAACGAGCCAGAGTAGTTCTGATTCCAAGAGTTCTTTAATCTTGCTACAGCTTCTTTAGATAGTTTACCTGGATGTTTAATCACTCCACCTACTTGAGCAGAGTTTCCTAAGTAACTATTAGCAGTATCGTTAGCTGCGATAGAAGTTGCTATAGTTGTATTTTGTGCTTTTAATACGCTAACACCCTCACATCCATTAAAGGATAGGTTAAAGAAGTGTAGCATATCTTCTTTCATTACTCCTATCTCATAGTCTTTAATGTCGTAGTAAACATTGCCTTCGTGCTTAATTACCTTAACATCTTGTGGGTTAATAGGAATAAGAGATACTGGTCGAGCGTTAGAATCTCTCTCTATATAAAAATACGCATTCCCCTCTAACAATAAGTTAGTCATAAGAGTATCTAGGAATGTGTACGGTGTCATATACTCGTTAGGATTACGAGCTAGGAGTTGGTAGATTGGATGGCTTACGTCAGTAATCTTGTCGTTGTCATCCTCAACTCTATAAACTTTTATGGGTAGACTTGCTATTGATTCACTAATAACTCTAACACACGCAAAGACTGCACTAAAGGTTAGAGATGTATCTCTAGTTACTGCCGTTTTGTTAGCTGCACCATAGCCACCAAATACAGCTCTTAAAAAATTATCGCCCCTCTTCTCAGAACGTAAGAAGTCAAATAGTCCCATAAATTTGTAATTACTTTACAAAGATAACATTTATCGCAAAAGTCAAATCCATAATATGCCTCTATCGTTATATGCTGAGTCATCAGTATCATCATTCATATAACAACCTAGAGCCATTACTAATGCAACCATTCCGTCAATCTTTTCTGTTGATTTACTTTTATCCATTTTTATATTACCAGCTGGGTCAGTCTTCATAGCTAAATTACTACACATCCAACGTAGTACTTTATTACCAGCGTGGTTTATTTGTTTGCCTAAAACTAGCTTCTCTAGTTCTTTAGTAGGTGCAGACATACTAGCAAATCCTTGACCATAGCTTTCCATTGGCAATCCATCTTCTGTCAAGTCTATAACTAACTGGCTTGAGTTCCATCTATCGTAAGATATGCTTTTTATATTTACTACCTCAGCTACTTCTTTTATTCTACGCTTTATGTAGTTATAGTCAGTAACATCTCCCTCAGTCAATTCCATCAGTCCCTCTTTCTCCCAACCTATGTAGTCTACTTGGTCTCTTCTACTTCTTATAAAAGCATTATCCTTTGGTGCAAAGAAGTAAGGTATTACTGTAAACCTATCATCCTCTGGAATGATTAAAACAAAAGCTGATATATCTCTAACACTTGCTAAGTCAAGTCCAGCATATGCAGTCATCCCTTTATAGTCTTCTAAGTTGATTGGTGCTTTATTGCACAACATCCATTGTTGGTCTGATAGCCACTTACTAGCTGATGACATCCATTGGTTAAGGTGTAACATTCTAAAAGTATTTTCGTAGCTAGGTAACTTGATAGCTTTCTCTTGTTCTCTTTTTAGATAGTCTAATTTTACTACACCAGTTTCTATTCCTGGATTAGCTATTCTCAATGCTTCCTCTGTAGTCCAATCAGTTTCTAAATCACAAAAGTACTTAACGTAGTAGAAGCTATCGTCTTTTATTATTCCCTCAGATACCTTACGACCATACTCCTCAGTCTTGTAGCATATAGACTCACGATTATATCCAGCAGTAGTAATGGCTATTGTCATTGGCTGACGTCTACTACCTACCGATGTTGTAAGTGCATCCCATAGACTTGCATCTTTCTGAACGAAAAATTCATCCATACAAATAAACGAAGCGTTGTATCCAAACTTAGAACTTGCTTCAGAACTGATAGCCTTAAAAGCTGAGTTGCTTTTCTCGTGGATAATAGAGTTCTTAAATACTTTAAGATTCTTGTTTAATTGACTATCTGCTCTAACCATTCCACTAGCTACGTCAAATATAATACCAGCTTGCTGTCTATCTCCAGCAGCAATGTAACACTCAGCACTAGGCTCTCCATCGGCTAATAACATATACAAAGCTATTGCACTTATAAGAGTTGACTTTCCGTTCTTTCTTGGTAGACAAATGTATGCAGTTCTAAATCTTCTTAGCCCACTATCTCTATACTTCCAACCGAACAAGTCTCTTACTATAACTTTTTGAAATGGCTCTAACTTAAATGGCATTCCTCCTAGCTCTCCTTTAATGTGCTTAATGTGATTCTCTATAAAGTAAACACATCTATCGGCTGCCTTGTCATCAAAGTAAAAAGTCTTGTCCTCTTTAAGTTTCATTAGTCAAAGAAATTAAAGTCGTCAGTCCTTTCCTCATCTTGGTCTGGCATACTAAGAGATGCTCTGCTGCTTGGAGTGAATCCAAATTGCGTAGCAATTTTCATTGCGTTTTGTAAAGCGTTTTGCATTACCTTGTACTTAGGAGCAATCTTACTAGACCTCAATCGGCCATCTTTGTCTACAGTCTGCTCGGTAAAGTTGCCTTGTAACTCTTGAGCTATCTCTCTATAGATTCCTATTTC